GACTGTTCGTGTACATGGTTCGCATATACTCAAAGGCTAATAATTCAGGCTGTTTAACTGCCAAATAAGCCCGCACCGGCGACTAATTTGTGCCCCGAATCCGTTCTGATGTGTGACGGCAGGGTATTCTGAGTGGCAGCAGAGACGTAAATCAGTATCCTTAACAGGACCACGATGGAATATGCCTACATACAATCCGTTTGATTTATAAGAGAAATTTTAAACAAGGCTAAAAGAGGGAGAAATACCCACGGCTTATCGCATGTTAACGTATGCTTTGAGACCCGCCGTTGTATAAAGACTCAGCTCGTGGTACCGGACAACCGCCACTGTAATGCTGTAACGTTAAGTGAACTGATCAACTCAGATAATGTTCATTTTTTGCCCGCCAGGGCAAAGTGTGACTGAACAATCTAGATAATATTTACAGTGCTTCGCACTTAATAGTTCTTATAAAAAAGAAACAATAGGTGTTAGAGCGCAAGCGATAACACAGAAGAACGTTAGTTCTTCTTCATACAGTTGATAAATATCACATAGAGGATATACAAATGAAGATTTACGACATAATTAGCGAGGATACAGTTCAAGAAGGTGCTGTTGACCTGTTAAAGCTGGCTGGTAGAGGACTTGCTTCCGGCGCTAAGTATATCGCACAAACTGGTTCACGTAGAGACCTAGTTAGTATGATGTCACAAAATAGTCAGATTATCCGTAACACACTGCGTGGAACTCAGCCCACAGTTGCCCAAATTGAAGCAACATATGGTCCACGTGCCGCAGAGATATATTCTAAAGATCCTAACTTTATGGCCAAAGTTCTTAAGCAGTTTCATGCTGATAGACTTGCTCGACGAGGAGCACCGCCACCAGGAACACCTCCTGTTCCACCAGTACTTCCAAGTGGAGCATCTTTAATAAGTAAAATTCCAGTTACCGGACTAGTGGCCAAAGCTATATCAGTCTACGGAATTTATGATATGGTTCAAGACTACAACAAAGGTATTGAATATTTTGATGAGCAATTAAAAAACGGAATGTCTAAAGAAAAATACGACGCCGGTGTTGCTCATCTAAAATCAACATTGGTATTTCAAATTGCCGCTTTTGGACCTATATTTTCTATAGTAAAACATTTATCTGGATGGACTGCACTGGGAGCAATGCTTAGAGGTAGTGGGTCTTCATTTGCGCAAAAACTTGGCGCCAATATGGGATCAATGAGTGCAGTTGCCCGTGCAGCACTTATCTCGTCATTAAATACTAAAGAAGCTAGAGAACTTTGGTCTGATATGTTCATTGGCGGCACGCTGGACAATATTGGAAAAATGACATACGATGGTGTTACTGGTTTATTTAATTCAGCTAAAGCAAAAGCTAAAGAAAAAATTACCGGAGAACCGGCTGACACAGCAAGCGATACTGCTGCCCCGGCAGAAAAAGACGCAACATCAACCGCCGAACCAGTAACACCGGCTAGTACAAACACATCACCTTATAAATCAGAAGTACCTAGTACTTCAACTTATAAAGGTAATCCAATGTTTAAAGGCATTAATTAAACAAACGGCTGTTGCATTACTTTAGACAATTCCATATTATCTGAAATAATTTTATACATTAGTGTGCGGTCTTCATAGCTGTAGGTATGCATTAGATCATTAATACTAACGCCACCTCGCATATACCAACTAATTCTAAACAATTCTTCTTTAAAGTTAATTGCTTCTTTATCAAGCCTAACTAGATACTCTTCAATTTCCTGGGTGGATAATCTAGTTAGGCGGTTGCGAAAAAAGATGAATGATCTAACGCAACACGAAGTGTGTTTTCTTTACCACAACTTTGACACTGCGCTAGTTGCGGAGGAGTTTCCCATAGTTGTGTATTTTTATCAATGTGGACTTTAATCTGATCAAACGTAGATTTTTCAGTATTAACTAACCACTCATTAATAAATGCTCGTTCATTAACAATAGTAGATCCTACTTCAATAGCAGTAATGTTAGCTGAATACACTTCTACTTGTAAAGATCCGTATGCTTCATATAATCTTGACATTTCTTTAGATTTTTCAACACTGTCTTCAATAGTAGCCGCTGATTCTAATTTTTGTCGTAATTCAAAATTACGTTGACTAAACTCTGTAACTTCTTTATAGCACAACGGTCTTAATTTTACAACTACATCTTTTAATACAGCACGACTATCAAAAGTAATATGATTATAGTAATCAATGATTTTTGAAAGTTCAAGATCATATTCATTTTCTGTTTGACAATGCTCACAAGTATGTCCAACAGTAATAGAATTAGTATAGGTAGCAATGCGTATGGCCGCTAATATTAATTCTAAATCTAAGTTGCTAACTGCCCATCCGTTGGTAATTGACGGGCAACAACTTTCAATGACTTTAACAGTACTTTCACCAGTTAGTAAAGCATCTGGAGTTTTTATTAGTATTTCGTCCATACCATTCATACCGTATACTGGCAACTTGGTAACATCCCCGGTAATTTCTCCGGGACTATTGTACTGACCTTTACTGGGTAAATTAATAAAGATTTTAGGTTGACGAAAGAACTTCTGTAGTGGATTATTGGCCATATTTGACTCCGGATAAATATATCATATAGTATTTATATACGCATATTTTTAGGAAAATATAATGGTAACAAAAGTTGCTGATATGACCGTTGACGAATTCTCAGAATCTATTGCTAAAGCAATAGGCGGAAAAGGTGGATCTACTTCATCTTCTCCCACTCCTTCTGCTTCACCCTCGGGCATGAACTTTGGGTTTATAGCCGGCTTGGATAAAGCCCTTGCTTCCGGAATTGAAGGGGTTAGCAAACTTGGTAGTACAAGCTCAGCTACCGCTGGTGCTGTTGGGTTAGTTGGCGCGGCACTAGGTAAACTACCAATTGGCGCAAACAGCGCAGTGGCAGCATTTGGAGCTGTGGATAAAGTTGTAACAGGATCAGTTGACAGTTATCAAAAGCAATTGAACGCTGGTACTGCGTTCACTGGCGGCTTGCTAGACATGGAAAAAACTCGTGCTCGAAGTGGATTATCACAAGAGCAGTTTGCAAAACAGCAAGAGGACATGGCTAAAAACACACTTGGTCTAGCTGGACAAAGTGGCGAAGCTATGAAGAAGTTAACCAGCTTTCAAGACGAGTTTAAAAAGACAGACGTTGCTAAACAGCTACAATCAACATTTGGCTTATCATCGGACCAGCTTGCTACCTATACTAATACTTGGATTACTCAAAACGGTAATATAGATTTAAATGATAAAAAAGCAAAAGATGCTGCAATAAAATCTCTTGAGAAAATGACGGAAAACACTATTCGTCAAAGTCAAGAAACAGGTTTAAGTACAGATGTAATTAACAAACAAAATCGTGCTATGAACGAAAGTCTTCAAATGCAATTAATGCGTTTAGAAGGTGATGAAAAACAAAATGAAGCACTGAGTGATCTTATGCCGCAGTTGGTTGGGCTTGGTCCGGCATTACAGAATCTTGCCCTTGAAGCATCGTCTGATATGGGAGTAACTGGCGACAAAGCAGTTATGACTCAAGGTGCTCTAGGGTCACAGGGTGTTGAATTTAGTGATGCTGTTAGAAATCTAAAAGCAGTGTCCGAGCGTGGCGGATCACCAGAAGAGAAAAAGGCAGCAGAAATGCGTCTTGAAGCGGCAAAGATTGAAGTCAACACTTTAATGCGTTCAAAAGAATTTACACAGATGGCAGAAGTTGAACGCCGAGGTGGGCAAACTGGTACTAACGGAGCAATGTTAGAACTAATGAAAGAAAGAATGCCAAACTTACAAAAAGAAAAAGCACAATCTATCGATCTTCAACGACAAGGCATGTCAGGCGACCCACAACAAGTGGCGGCATACAGTAAAGAACAAACAAATAGAGCTATGGCAGGCGTTGATGCTAATGGCAACAGACGAGCCGGTGATGAAGCATTAGCTGCAGGCAATCAAGCAAATACTCGAGTTCGTGATGAAATGATTAATCTCGAAGTTGAGGGTATTAGAAGAGTTATCAAAGGGTTAGATAACTTTGCCGGCAAGTTAAATGAAGTAACTGGAAAAATTGGTGGCGGCAGATACACCTCTGGGGAAATAGCAGGCAACCCTGCTACAGGTCAAAAACCATTAGGGCAACAACAAACTGAAAATACACCAAGGGTTCCAAACTTATATCCAAAACGTCATACTGGAACTGAGGGTGAAATTGATTCAAGATTTGAACCAAAAGATGCTACTGTTAATATTTCTAAGGGTGAAAACGTATTAGATCCGTCAAAGGCTAAAAAATATGATGCCATTGGCGGAGAAGCAGGCCTAGATAAAATGATGGCCGGATTAAAACCGCCAGCTATTGATGTTAAATCATTAACTGGAGGAATGGATCCAAGTAAGATGTTTGGGGACATGCAGAAGCAAATGACACCTATGATGGAAAACATGCAGAAGCAAATGACTCCAATGATGGAAAACATGCAGAAGCAAATGACTCCAATGATGGGCGATATGCAAAAGCAGATGTCTAGTACGTTTAGCAATATGAAGATGCCAAGCGGCTTTGATGATAAGAAACTTACCAGCATGATTGGTAATATTAAACAGCCTGATCCGGGACAGTTAGCCAATATGGCTAAGTCTATGATACCACCGGCCGACAATTCAGCGGCATCAGCATCCAGAGATATGATTAGTAACTTAAAAAATGCTACATCCTCTATGGCGCAATCGTCCAAACCTCCTGAATCAGCAGTAGCAACACCAGTAACCGCTGAAGAACCAACTAATATTGCTCCACCAGTAGCTACAGATTCATTCAATAGTGACGTACTAAATGCTTTAAATAACTTAAATAAGCTAACAGCACAAAGTCTTGATGCGCTTGTTCGAACCGCAGGTCACGCTGAAAAGACAGCAGGTGGCATTGACGGGTTAAATGGCAATAGATTTGGCTAAAGGATAAATGAATGAGTTGGAAAAAGTATTTTACGCCAGTACCAGTGGGGTCTTCTTTAAGTCCAATCTCTGGTTCTGAAAATAACAGCAAAGCTGGACCTGCTAAATCAAACTACAGTAGCTATCTTCCCGATGTTTACTCAGGTAGTCCCAATCGTATTGAACGCTATCAGCAGTACGAAGTAATGGATAGTGATCCGGAAGTCAACGCGGCATTAGATATTCTAGCTGAATTTTGTACACAAAAATTAAAAGACGGTAAAACTCCATTTAGTGTCACTTGGAGACATCGTGCTACCAACGCTGAAATACGTATTCTAGCTGAATACATGCAACAGTGGACTAAAATACAACTCTTTGACACACGCATCTTCCGTATTATGCGGAACACATTCAAATACGGCGATGCTTTCTTTATTCGTGACCCAGAAACGCAAAAATGGTCTTACGTTGATCCAAGTAAAATTGTTAAAATCATTGTAAACGAAAGTAATGGTAAAAGTCCTGAGCAATATGTTATTAAAGATCTAGCACCTAACTTTGAAAATTTAGTTGCTACACAAATCACTCCTAATATCAATCCACGTCAATCAGGCGGCGGCATTACTAGCGGAGCAGGTTATCTTGGACAACAAGGCGCACAAAAAGGTAGTTCAGGACCATATCCTAGTAGCTCAAGCGGAAGTCGCTTTGGTACAACTGAAACAGAACACGCAATTGATGCTGAGCACATTGTACATTTAAGTTTAAGCGAAGGGTTAGACAACAACTTTCCGTTTGGCAATAGTTTATTAGAGAATATCTTTAAAGTTTACAAACAAAAAGAACTATTAGAAGATGCTATTTTAATATATCGTATACAACGTGCTCCAGAAAGACGTGTATTCCATATTGATGTAGGTAATATGCCAAGCCATTTAGCCATGGCATTTGTAGAACGTGTTAAAAATGAAATACATCAAAGACGTATTCCAAGCCAAACAGGTGGCGGACAAAACGTTATTGACTCAGCATATAACCCTTTAAGTATCAACGAGGACTATTTCTTTCCGCAAACAGCAGAAGGTCGTGGTAGTAAAGTAGAAACATTACCTGGCGGAACTAATTTAGGTGAGATTGATGACTTAAAGTACTTTACCAACAAGTTATTCCGCGGTTTACGCATCCCATCAAGCTATTTGCCAACAGGCGCAGATGATAGTCAAGCAAGTTACAATGACGGTCGCGTTGGTACAGCTTATATTCAAGAACTACGCTTTAACAAGTACTGTGAACGCTTACAAAGTCTTGTAACATCAGTGTTTGACGAAGAATTTAAAATGTATATGAGCGCCAAAGGTCTAAACATTGATTCAAGTTTGTTTGAATTGAAGTTTAATCCGCCTTTAAACTTCGCAAGTACACGTCAAAGTGCGCTTGACGGTGAACGTATTAACACATTTAACACCATTCAAGCAGTGCCTTACATGTCAAAACGCTTTGCGTTAAAGCGTTTCTTAGGTCTAACAGACGAAGAAGTAGCAGAAAACGAACGCATGTGGGGCGAAGAGAGTGGCAAAGGACAACCAACATACACTGATGCAGCAGGTGAATTACGTTCAGCAGGTCTTAGTGCCGCAGGTATTGAAGGCGACTTAGGTATGTCGGGCGATTTAACAGCACCTGACGGTATGGAAGGTGACATAGACGGAGCAGCCGCCGCTGGCGGAATGGCTCCAGCAGTGGCTCCAGGTCCAGCTACACCACCTGCCGCATAAATACATCATGATCCTTAGAGAATTATTTTATATTGACCCTGATACTCGACATACTGCTAACGACATGCGGTATGATCCTAAACGCGACTCAGGTGTAGTTAAGAGAAGTGATACTCGCAAAACTAGATTGACACTACGTCAAATCAACCAACTTCGCAAATCAAGCGAAGCACACATCCTAGAACAAGAAACAGAATTAAGTTTTATTAATACAATGTATGCAACGCCGGCACCGGCGGCATAAATAACTCGATTTAATAAAAACTAGTCGTTTTTAGGCTATATCGTACCGCTTTTGTAATTAAAGTGTAAATATAATACAGCCTTGTATAACCATCATTCACAGGAGATCTAACAATGACTGACCGTACCCAATTTGAAGCCATGCTAGAGGCATTGATCAACGAAGATCAAGAAACAGCAAAAGAAATTTTCCACAACATCGTAGTAGCAAAATCACGCGAAATCTATGAAGAACTTTTAGAAAGTGACTTCATGGAAGCCGACGGTGATGATGAAGATGACAAAGACCAAAAAGATGAGTCAATGGATGACGAAGAAGATACAGAAGCAAATCCATTTGGTGCTGATGATTCTGAAGATGACGCAGAAGCCGATGACGCAGAAGGCGAAGAAGATGACATGGACGCAGACAGCGAAGAAGATCCGTTTGCCAGCGAAGAAGATGACGCAGAAGGTGGCGACATGGAAGACCGTGTCATGGACCTAGAAGACGCATTAGACGAATTAAAAGCTGAATTTGAACAGTTAATGGCTGACGAAGAAGGCGAAATGGGCGGAGATGACATGGACGCAATGGGCGGAGATGACATGGACGCAATGGGCGGAGATGACCTAGAAATGGAAAATCCAGAGATGGATCCAAGCATGATTGCTGAATACACAAAGAAAGTTGGCCTTCCAAAGCACGGTGACAACGGTGTTAACACACGTTCAGCTGTAGCCAAGCCAAACAGAATGGGTGGCACAAGTGCTAACATTGCCAAGTCATTCTCAACAGAGAAGGGCGGCACTGAAGGTGGTTTAGCTAGTACTAAAGCTGGAGACTTAACCAGCGGACTAGGCAAGATCCATAACCGTAAAGATTCCAACGCAGGCAAGACAGCGTTCAAGAAAAGTGAACCAGGTCACGGCGCTGAGAAAAAAGGTAAAGGCGAAGTAGGCGGTGTTGATAAGAGAAGTCTTATCGGTGGCCGTAATTAATTAGAAGATGACATTGAAAAATATGTTATATCTCCGAGAGAATCTCAGTTTCAACGAAGCAAAAATGATCGTTGAGTCTGATGACAAAGACGGGAAGAGCTTATACATGTCCGGGATTTGTATCCAGGGCGGTATACGTAACGCTAACCAGCGTGTTTACCCTGTGAATGAGATTGGCAAGGCTGTCAAGACCCTAAACGATCAGATTCAAAACGGTTATTCAGTTCTCGGAGAAGTAGATCATCCAGATGATCTAAAAATTAACCTAGACCGAGTCAGCCACATGATAACAAATATGTGGATGGACGGTCCTAATGGTTATGGTAAACTGAAAATTTTACCGACCCCAATGGGACAACTAATTCGCACAATGCTGGAAAGCGGCGTGAAATTAGGTGTTAGCAGTCGCGGATCCGGGAACGTCAAAGATGACGGATCCGGTGAAGTATCAGATTTTGAGATCATCACAGTAGATATGGTGGCTCAACCTAGTGCGCCTGGCGCATATCCAACACCAATTTATGAACACCTGATGAATAGTCGTGGTGGAGTAAATGCCTTACGCATAGCGCAAGAGGTGAAGGGTGATCCTAAGGCACAGAAATATCTCAAAGAGAGCTTATTAAATATAATAAGCAAACTCCAATAATAAGGAGAATCACACATGTTGGATGCACTAAAATCGTTATTTGAGAACAATGTGATTTCAGAAGAGATCAGAGAGTCAATTGAAACCGCTTTCGAAAGCCGAATTACAGAAGCTCGAGAAGAAGTGGCTGTTCAATTACGCGAAGAGTTTGCTCAGAAGTATGAGCATGACAAGAACACTATGATTGAAGCTGTTGATCGCATGATCACAGACCAATTAGCTAGTGAGCTTGTTGAATTTGCTGACGACCGCAAGCAGTTAGCCGAAATGAAAGTCAAGTATGCTAAGAAGATGAAGACAGAAAGCGCAGTTATGAAGCAATTCGTAACACGCCAACTAGCTTCTGAAGTTACAGAGCTACATGAAGATCAAAAGGTTATGGCTAGCAAGTTTGGTAAATTAGAACAATTTGTAGTAGAAGCTCTTGCTCAAGAAATTACAGAATTTTACAAAGACAAACAAGACTTGGCTCAAACCAAAGTTCGTTTAGTTCGCGAAGGTCGCGAACAACTTAAGAAAGTTAAACAACAGTTTGTAGAACGTGCAGCAGGAATGGTCGATCGTGTTGTTAGTGAAAGCTTAAACGCTGAACTATCATCATTGAAAGAAGACATTGATGCCGCTCGTAGAAACGACTTCGGTCGTAAGTTATTTGAAGCTTTTGCTTCTGAATATCAAACTAGTTACCTTTCTGAGAAATCAGAAACTGCAAAATTACTCAAGGTCATAGACATGAAAGAGTTAGCAATTGCTGAAGCCGCGCAAGCTGCCGCAGACGCTGTTGCTCTAGTAGAAAGTAAACAAGCAGAAATTGTGTCTTTGAAAGAAGCACAGACAAGAAAACAAATCATGAGTGAATTACTTGCTCCTCTAAACACAGAGCAACGTGATATCATGGGTGAATTAATGGAGAGTGTAAAGACTACTCGACTAAACGAAAGTTTTGAAAAGTATCTTCCATCAGTTATTTCTGGTGGTAAAGCTCCGCAGAAGAAACAGGCACTAGTAGAGGCTAAAGAAATTACCGGAAACAAAGTTTCCAACAGCAACCGTAGCAGCGAGGTAGACAACAATATCGTTGATATCCGTCGCCTAGCTGGACTAAAATTTTAAGGAGAAATTAAATGTCAGAACTACTTAATGGCCGTTGGGCAGAAACTAAAGAAGCCCTATTAGAAGGCTTATCAGGCACTAAAAAATCAGTAATGGGTGTTACACTTGACAATACTCGCAAGTATTTGATGGAATCCCCAACTGCTGGTGCCACTTCTGCCGGCAACGTCGCAACACTAAATCGCGTGATCCTTCCAGTGATCCGTCGCGTTATGCCAACCGTTATCGCTAACGAGTTAGTTGGTGTACAACCAATGACTGGCCCAGTTGGCCAAATTCACACATTACGTGTGCGTTACGCTGACTCAGCAACTGGTGTAACAGCCGGTGAAGAGGCACTAAGCCCATTCAAAATTGCTGAAGCTTATTCAGGCAACGATGCTGATCCAGCAAAAGCAGCCTCTACAGCAACTCTTGAAGGTGCTGCAGGTAAGCGTATGTCAATTCAGATCTTGAAGCAAACTGTAGAAGCTAAGACCCGCAAGCTATCAGCTCGTTGGACTTTTGAAGCTGCACAAGATGCTCAAGCTCAACAAGGTATTGACATCGAAGCAGAAGTTATGGCTGCGTTAGCACAAGAAATCACAGCTGAAATCGACCAAGAAATTCTTGCTAGTTTAGCAAGTTTAGCTGGTTCAGCTTCACAAACTTATGACCAGGCTGCTGTAAGCGGTACTGCTACATTCGTTGGTGACGAACACGCCGCTTTAGCTGTTCAGATCAATCGCGTAAGCAACTTGATCGCTCAGCGTACACGTCGTGGTGCTGGTAACTGGGCAGTAGTAAGTCCATTTGCTTTAACAATTCTACAATCTGCTACTACAAGCGCATTTGCTCGTACAACAGAAGGTACATTTGAAGCTCCTACAAACACTAAGTTTGTTGGTACATTGAACTCAGCAATGAAAGTATATGTAAACAGCTACGCACAAGACAGTACAGCAGTATTGATCGGTTACAAAGGTTCATCAGAGTCTGATGCGGCAGCGTTCTATTGCCCATACATTCCATTGATGAGCAGTGGTGTTGTACTTGATCCATCAACATTTGAACCAGTCGTATCATTCATGACACGTTATGGTTATGTTGAGTTGTCAAACACAGCTAGTTCTTTAGGTAATGCAGCTGACTACCTAGGTAAAGTTGCTATCACTGACGGTAACGTTAAGTTTAGCTAATCAACATACCGAAAGGTTGTTAATTATAAAGGGCTCTTTGGAGCCCTTTCTCTTGAACTGATAAATACTTTGTATGATTCACATCGGGTGAATTTTATGCGGAAATCCAACCGCGTATAGCCTAGAACGCTATCTTTCTTAAGGAGAAAATAAAATGGGACGTCCTTTAAATAAAAAATATTTTGGTAACCGTAATACTGGTTCCACAAGTGTAACAACTGATGATGGCATTGGCGGCGGAGCAGTTGCTAGTGTTACATTAAACGCATTAGGCGCATATACAACTCGCCCAACAATTACATTTGCCAACACACCTAAATTACCAGGTGGTGTTCGTGCTACTGGTACTATCACTTCTGAAGTTGAAAGCGTAACAACAGTTGGCGGTACACAAACTGGTTATACAGTTGGTCAATTAGTAACAGTTGACGGTACAGACGCAGTATTGCGTGTTGCTACAATTGGTGGCACAGGCGGCGACGATGCGTTAACATTTGACTTCACTGGTGGTAGCCGTGGTAACTTTACTACATTGCCAAGCGGTGCTCAAACTACTACATCAAACGGCGCAGGCGCTGGTTTAACAGTAGTGTTAGCATTCCGTGCTAAAGCAGTTGTTATTACAGAAGCAGGTTCTGGATACACAGCCGCACCAACTCCAACATTTACACAATCAGTAACGGCTACTTCAGTTAACATGTTAGTTGACAGCGGTAACATTAGCACAACTGGAAATCAAGAAAATGCTATCTTAATGACAGCATTCTTAACTGGCGGATCAGCACTATCAGTTGATATTAAGAAACAAGTATCTACTAACCGTTTCAAAGTAACTGATGGCACACTTACTGGTATTGTTAAACTAACAGGTTCATTAGCCGATGCCGCTGGCGAAGGTAGTGTTCGTTTAGTTGACACAGATGATGGCACATATTTTGCTACTAAAATTACAAGCCGTAAAGCTGTAATTACTCGCGGTACAGGTACACAAACAGCATTTGTAACAGGTACATCTGTTAAGTGGAACATGACAGCGGCAACAGCAGATTCGTTATTAATCGACAACGCTTAATTAAGAACAGGGACTTAGGTCCCTATTTAGGATAATAGATGTCAAGAATATTAAAAGTCAGCAATAGTGATTATAGAATTAAAGTAAAAGATACTGGTTCAATTACTTTAGATACTGGCACGGCTGTAGGTACAGTATATGTAACTGGTAACTTGATTGTTAAAGGTGAAACTACAACAATTAATACTTCACAAACTACTATTGAAGATAGAATTATTACTTTAAACAAAAGTACCGACAACGATGCTCAAAATCTTGCTGCCGGTATTCTTGACATTGGCGGACTTCGTGAGTCGGGCATTGAAATTAATCGTGGAACTAGTCCAAAAGCACAGTTGTTGTTTGACGAAAATGTAAGTCACTACGATCCAGTATTAACAACAAGTATACCTGGAACATTTGTTATTAGAACAGCTGATGGAATTTTAAGCGGATTACGTTTAGCAAGTATTAGTCCTCCAGACTCTTATGACATGGTGTTCGATATGAACAACAGTCTTACAAAATTAAAGATTGTTAATATTACTCCGGCAAACTATGTTTCGTTGTTGGACAATACAATTCCGTTGAGTCCTGACACTCCTGAAGATAACTTTATTCCAAATAAAAAATACATAACCAGTTATGTTAGTGCTACCGGCGGACAAGCTAACGTGGATAATTTTCACTATCTTAGCAACCCTACGTCCACTAGAGGACAAGCATTTTCTAATTATATTAAGTTTACAGTTCTAAGTCAGGAGCGAGCAAAAATTACGCCAACAGGACTTGTGGTTGATAATATTACTCTATATCAAGATACAGTATCAAACACTAGCGCATTAAATAATCTAGTGTTAACTAGTACAACAAATCAAATTACTGTTGATTCTATTGTAAATCTTAAACAACAAGCAAGTAATCCAAGTTCAGTGAGTAGCTACGGTTTAGTCTACGCAAAAGATCCAGGAACCGGTATTGGAACTCCAGGCAAGACAGGCCTGTACTTTGTAAATAGTTTAACATCAGATGAATTAATCAGTAAGAACT